CGTGCTAAAGAAGCAATATCTGGTGCCGATCAACACTATGCTATGTTAATTAAAGAGGCATGGAAAACTGTAGAAGATGCAGATCAATCTGGACAGCTTGGCATTAAATCTGGTGCCCTAAAATTAATTGCCGACATTGAAACAAAACGAATAGCAATGCTTCAACAAGTAGGTCTATTAGACAATGCTGAGATGGCAGATATAATTGCCGAGACAGAACGCAAACAAGAAATTTTAGTTAGAATTTTAAAAGAAGTAACCTCAAGTTGCCCTAAATGTAAAATGGATGTTGCTAGAAGACTATCTCAAATTACAGGAATAGTTGAGTCAATTATAGTAGAGGATGTCAGTGGACTTTAATTTTAATGATCTTATTGATATGCTGGACGGCGAAGAGTTTGACGAACGCCCAGTTGATCTTCGCACGTTTGTAACAGATCCACAATTTCTTGCGCTTCCGCCACTTTCAGAAGCACAATACACTTTAATTGAAAAAAGTTCTCAGATTTATAAAGAAGCTACACTTAAAAAACTTTTCGGAGACGAAGAGGGTGCAAGAATGTACAAGCAGACGGCTACAGAAGTTATTGCTCAATTAGGTAAAGGCTCTGGTAAAGATTATTCATCAACCATCGCAGTTTCATATATAGTATACCTATTGCTATGCTTGAAAGATCCAGCCACATATTATGGCAAACCTCCAGGAGATGCAATTGATATTTTAAATATTGCTATAAATGCTCAACAGGCAAATAATGTTTTCTTTAAAGGATTTAAAACACGTATTGAAAGATCACCTTGGTTTGTTGGAAAGTATACAGACAAGGCTTCTGAAATGAAGTTTGATAAATCAGTTACAGTTCACTCGGGCCACTCAGAGCGTGAGGCGTGGGAAGGATATAACGTACTTGTAGTTATCCTAGACGAGATATCTGGTTTTGCTACAGACAATACAACTGGTCACGATCAAGCTAAAACTGCTAATGCTATATACGACATGTATCGTGCCTCAGTTGATTCTCGTTTCCCAGACTTTGGTAAAGTAATTCTTCTTTCATTTCCACGATTTAAAAATGATCCTATTCAAAAGTTTTATGATTCCGTGATTGCTGAAAAAGAAACTATTATCCGTACACATCATTTCAAGATGGACGAAGACCTTCCAGACGGAACGGAAGGCAATGAGTTTGAAGTTCAATGGGAAGAAGATCATATTAAATCATATTTGATTCCAAAAGTCTACGCATTAAAAAGACCTACTTGGGAAGTAAATCCAACTAGAAGTATTGATGATTTTAAGACAGCATTTTATAAAAATAGTCTAGATGCCCTAGGACGCTTTGCTTGTATGCCACCAGAAATGGTTGATGCGTTCTTTAAGTCTCGTGAAAAGATTGAAAAGGCATTTAATAAAATGAATTTAGCAGTGGATAATTTTGGTAGAATAGAAGAATGGTTTAAACCAGAAAATGATAAAGATTATTTTATTCATGTTGACTTAGCTCAGAAGCATGACCATTGTGCTGTAGCTTTAGCGCATGTTGATAGGTGGGTTAATGTTAAAGTAACAAATGAATACTCTCAACCAGCTCCAATTGTTAGCGTAGATGCTGTTAGATATTGGACCCCTACTCCAGATAAGTCAGTAGATTTTACTGAAGTAAAAGATTATATTTTATCTCTAAAGACTCGTGGCTTTAACATTCGTGCTTGCACATTTGACCGCTGGAACTCACATGACATGATGCAGCAATTAAAGTCCTATGGAATTAATACAGAATTATTGTCTGTTGCTAAAAAACATTATGATGATATGGCAATGGTTGTCATGGAAGAAAGATTATCTGGTCCAGCAATTAAACTACTTATTGATGAATTGCTACAACTTAAAATTATGCGGGACAGGGTGGATCACCCTAGAAAAGGTTCTAAAGACTTAGCAGATGCTGTATGTGGAGCAGTATACAATTCTATTAGTAGAACTAGACCAAATATGGATAATGAAATAAAGATACATACATACGAGTCTATGAGCTTTGACAATGATTTTAATCCACGAGAAGAAAAAGATGAATCATATAATTTAATTAGGGCACCAAGAATGCCTGAAAACTTACAAGAAGCAATGGATAGGATGCAGATATTATGAGTATATATCAAGAAAAAGCTAAAGAATGCAAGTGCTGTGGAAAACATGTACCCCTTCCAACTATATTAAAAGAATATAACGAAGTCATGCTTTGTCCTACTACTTTCTCTAATGTAATTGAATATAAAAGAATGTGGAAGTCTTTGGGGAAAAGACCATCTGGAAATATAAGAAAACATTTTTCTGATTATGTTCAGCAATTAGTAGAAGAAACCATTGACAAAAATGAAGATGGCACGTTACAATAGATCAACTGGCACCAGTAGCCAAGTTGGTCAAGGCCCCGAACTCATAATTCGGTTATCGTAGGTTCAAGTCCTACCTGGTGTACTAAGTCTCCATGGTCTAGTGGCCTAGGACTCCACCCTTTCACGGTGGCAACACGGGTTCGAATCCCGTTGGAGATACACATCTGTAACTCAGTTGGTTAGAGTACCTGCCTTATATGCAGAGAGCCGAAGGTTCAAGTCCTTCCAGATGTACGAATGGGGATTAACTCAGTTGGTAGAGTGGCGAACTGTTAATTCGCAAGTCGCAGGATCGAGGCCTGCATCCCCAGCCATACCTCTGTAGTTCAGTGGACAGAACGATGGACTTCTAAGCCATGCGTCGCAAGTTCGATTCTTGCCAGGGGTGCTATAATTATTACATGATAATAAAATACTATCTATACACTATATTATTTAAAATAAAAAAGATTTTTAAGAAAAAAGAAAAAGGTAGGTTTATATATTGAGAAACCCGCTATACAATTTGCTGCCAGATGATTCCCTGACTGGAGATGATGCTTGGAATAGATCAGTTTATATAAATAATTACCTAAAAAATACTCTTGGAAATTCAAATATTAATAAAACTCGGCTTGGACACAATGCTTCGGGCACTGTTGTTGATGTAAAGACAGAGTATATAACTAATAATTTTGGGTTTCGTGATAGTTTTTGGGAAGGACCTTCAGACATTCTTGCAGTAGGGTGTTCTAACACATACGGCATTGGCGTACCTAAAAATGGAACCTGGCCATCAATTTTAGGGAAATTTTTAGATAAAGATATAAGAAATTTATCCCTTCCTGGAATTTCTATTCAAGAGTTAGTCTTTCAAGTTTTTGAATATTGTAAAAGGTTTGAAAACCCAAAAACAATTATCTGCCTTTTCCCTGATCCCTTTAGAATGGTAGTACCCACAATAAAAGATTTTTTAGTAGTAAGCAATGATAACCCAAAAAATGGTATAGAAACTGTACAGTTAAACAATAAAAATGAAGTAAAAGAATATATGAAAAAACCTTACAATTATAATGACTTTCTTATAAAAGAGTTTGCTTTATTTTTTTCTATAAAGGCAATACATATGCTAGAACAATACTGTAACTCAAACAACATAGAACTTATTTGGTCATCTTGGGACCACAGCATCAATCATGTTTTTAGTAAAATACAGGATCTTCCTTTTAATAATTTTTACGCTGATAATTTTTTTGGTTATGACAATCCTGGAGATCAATGTCATAAAGAGTATAAGGATGCATTCTTAAATTATTTTAATAGAGGTCAAGATATAGAAAATGGAAAAGAATACTCACACCCAGGCGTTCACTGGCATGTCCATGTAGCAGAAAAGTTTTACAATAAAATAAATAGATTGGAAACAAAATGATAGAAACAGTTCCAGTAGAGTATAAATCTATTAAAGATATTATGGATAACATAGATAGTTATAAAGAAAAATTTATTCAAGACTCAGTTATAGTCTTTAGAAATGCAAACCTTTCTTTTGATGAACAACTAACCCTTCATAAGTCTATTGGCGAAGCGTTTGGTTGGAATACTCATAGAGAAGAAGGAAGCCACTACAGAGAAAACCATAGCCACAACCCAAATGTTGGAGTATCTACTACAGAAGAGATAATGCTTACTTGGCATGTTGAGCATTTCTATTACTCTAATCCTATCGTTGCTGGAACATGGAACATGTTTCATCTTAATGCAGTAGAGGGCGCTGGTAAAACCTATTTTGTTGATACCTCGAAAGTTTACGAAATGCTAGATGAAGATATGAAAAATTTTTTAAATGGGTGTATATTAAAAACAAAAACACAAAAAGAATTCTGGCCCTTTGCAAGTGAAACAAAATATAATACTGTTCTTCCTCATTGGCTTACCAAAAAACCAGTGATAAGGATCTCACTTTCTAGATGGGTAGACGATGAAATATTTTCTATTGATGGAAATATTCCAACAGAAAAAGATTACGAAATGTTTCGCAGGTCAGCATTAAGAGTAATAGATTTAATAGAAACAGATGAATCTATAAGAATAGTTCATAACTGGAAACAGGGAGACCTTGTTTTGATGGACGGTTTTAAATTAGCCCATGCAGTTACTGGCGGATTTAAACCAGAGGATCGTGAGTTTACTGGTATATGGGGATATAGAGATCCCATAAAATATGAAAGTAGCAAAGATTTTGTGTCTATGCTATAATTATCTAGTGACAATATAGTTATCGTATTTGTGTCGGGAAACATTTATATGGTATGTTGCAACACTATATTGTCCTTAAATTTGTTTTATTAAAACAAGAGAAAAGGAAAGTCATGAAAACTATTGGAGATAAACTAGGAAACTTTGCTGTTACTGGAGTTAAGCCTGGAGCCCTAACATATGATGATTCATCATTTGAAGTATTAACACAGGATTCTTTTCCTGGAAAGTGGAAGATTATTGTATTCTATCCAAAAGATTTTACATTTGTATGCCCAACAGAAATTGTTGCATATGATAAGTTGGTTAATGACTTTGATGACCGTGATGCTATTTTGATGATTGGCTCTGTAGACAACGAATTTTGTAAGATTGCTTGGCGCAACGCCCATGAAGATCTTAAGAAGACAAACTCATGGTCGTTTGCAGATACCGCACATCAACTTGCTGGAGATCTTGGAATTCATCACTCGTCTGGTGTAACTTATCGTGCTACATTTATTGTTGATCCAGAAAACACTATCCAACATTTAACAGTTAATAATTTAGATGTTGGTCGTAATGCAGATGAGGCACTTCGTGTACTCGATGCACTACAGACTGGAGAACTATGTGCATGTAATAGACCTTTGGGTGGAGAAACACTGTAATGTCCTGGGTTGAACAACTATCAGAAAACCTACCAAGGTATGCAAAAGATGTTAAACTTAATCTTGACGCAGTAATTAATAGATCAACTGTCAGTCCTGATGAAGCACTATATCTTTCAATTGCATCAGCAGTTTCTACTGGTAATGCAAAACTACTAACATTTTTAGTGGCAAATGCAACTGATGAATTGGAAAAAGATGCTGCCCTATACGCTGGATCTATCATGGCACAAAACAATGTATGGTACCCATATCTTGAAATGGCTGATGATGTTAATCTAAAGGGACTTCCAGCACAACTTAGAATGAATGGGATTGCTACCCATGGTGGCACAACTAAGGCTAAGTTTGAGGCTTATTGTTTGGCTTCATCTATTATTGGTAAATGTCATTTTTGTGTAAAGGCACACTATGAAACATTGAAAGAAGAAGGATATACCGTAGAGCAGTTGCGTGATATCGGAAGAATTGCAGCAACAATCAATGCACTAGCAAAGATACTTTCCGCATAATTAATAGTCCTGGGTATGACTTAAAACTACCCAATATTACTTTTTAGGATGCTTTGGCTCGTATGGTTCAATCTTAGATTTAATACGACCATCTTTATATAGTCTAACAATCCATCCATCTTTAATCTGAATAGGATTAAACGCATATGCTTTTTTCTTTGGCATTATTCCTCTATTCTGTGTATTTCTTTAGTTGATCTTGTGTAATCTTTTCCAATTCCCGCAAAACTTGCAGGGTCTTCAATAACTTCATCGGCCTTTGCTACTGGAACACAGTTTGGAACTGGATTACCATCTGCTCCTGGCTTCATTCCTCTTTGAACGTAGCCTTCCCAGCACGGGTCAGCCTTTCCAATTGATGAGTCATACATGGCCATAGCAACCTCTGAGTCGGTCTCTGAAGAGCATACTGGGCAATCTGGGCAGTCTACATTAAGTTCTTTACAGGTCTCACAGTCACAGCCTTGGTAAGTGCTTGTTGGCATCATTGAGTCATCTTTAATCATATAACCATTATAGCATGCCGTTAAGTCTACTGTGGGTCCTTATTCTATGGCAGTTAGCACAAACCACTTCACACTTTTCAATCTCTTTTTTAATAGCCTTCCAGGAAAACCCATCGTGGATCATCCTTGATACATTGTACTTCTTGTCTCTTATGTGGTCAAAATCTAAGATAATATGATTATTGATTCCACAATCTACACAGCCAGAATCCTCTTTTATCTTAGCAAGCATCTTTTTATATTGCTGCTTATTATAATGGTCCAACTCTTTGTCAGTCATTAATATTATTATACCGCCAAATGTTAGGTCCCACACAAGCAATTCACCTGACTTGCGCCACGGTCTCTATCCAATGGGTAACTAATCCA